GCTGCGCTGCGTAAGTCGGGATTCGCCGACGCGCCGCGCGCCCATCTTCTGAAGGCCTACGCGCTCCTCGCGGGCGACGAGGCCGACGAGCACCAGTCCGACGACGAGCTGGCCGCCGAGTGCCGGCGCCTGACCGGGACGGGGGATGTTCCACGTGGAACATCCGAGGCTCCCGACATCGGCGAAGAGCCGGCAGCCGAGCCGTCGAACGTGGTCAACGTGGGGCGCCTCGCCGCGATCCCCCGACTTGGCCCGGAAACGTTCCCGGCATGGGACGGCAGGAAGCGCCGCGTGCAGTTCGCCGCGCTGCCGTCCGAGCAGTGCAACACCATCACGCTCGGCTGGGACGGCCGGTCGAAGTGGGTTGTCGAGGTGCCCGGCACCTACGACATGCCGTGGCCGTACTGGGAAATCCTGAAGAACCTCTACGCAATCGACGACCGCTCCGACAAGGTGCGGAAGTGGCACCGCGACGAGGAATCGGGCCGTCTCTTCGCCGTCACCAAGCCGACGAAGCGCCCGGTCTACCAGTACGTCGATCTCGGCGACGTGCCCGGCACAGAAGACCTTCCGACCTCGTATTTCGACTGGGCGCAGCGCGAAGGGCTCCGCACGCAGGTGTGGCGCGGCTACGGCCGGCCGGCGTTGATGCGCCTCTACCGCCTGCTCCGCGACGATCCGGGTTCGGCCTTCTTCGAGAAGAAGACGAACGTGGACATTCGCGTCGCCATCGCGACGATCCTCGGCCCGCAATTCCTCGCCGTCATGGATGCCGAGATTTACGACGACGGCTCGGGTGAAGCGACCGCGTGAACTACCTCCAGCTCGCTCAGGCGGTACACCTCCGCATCCGGGCGGGCAACCAGACGCCGGGGTCGCAACCGACCGCGATCCCGGTGCCTGCGGGGACCGAACAGGCCGCGTCCGATGCCGTGGCGTTCGTCGCCGAGGCGTGGGAGTGGATTCAGAACGAGCACCCCTCCTGGCAGTGGATGCGAAAGCAGTCCTCGTTGCCGCTCGTCCCCGGGACGCGCCTTTACAACCTGACGCTGATCCGCGCCACGACGACGGACTACGAGTGGTTCACCCCGTTCTTCGCGGGCGGGCAGAAGTACTGCTACATCTACGACGCGGGCGCTGCCACGCGCGTGGACATGCCGATCACCTACGTCCCGTACATCGAATGGCGCGGCTACTGGGACCGTCAGCCGCGTGGCGTCAACGCGAAGCCGGCCTTCTTCACCGAACGCCCTGACCGATCGCTCGAGTTCGACCCTACGCCGAACACGACACCCACGTCCGGCGTCTGGACGTTCGCCTTCGATTACCGGAAGACGAACCAGTCGCTCGTGCTCCAGACCGACACGCCGGAGATGCCGTCCTCGTTCCACGCGCTCGTGTTCTGGCGCGCGATCCAGCTTTACGGGGAGTCCCGCTCGGCGACCGGCCTCCTCTACCAGACGGCCGACATCGAGGTGCGAACCCGCATGAACGAGCTCCGCACGGCGCAGCTCCCCGTCTTCACCGTCGATACCGACTACGCCGGGAGCTACTGACGTGGCAGATGGCACCCCGGACTCGAATGGCGGCCTGACCATCATCGAGGTGGGGCCGCTCGATCAGCGGTCGGCCTCGATCTCGGCCCCGCGCGGCACCTGCCGCGACATGCTGAACTTCGAGAAGGACCAGGGACCGGGACTCGTCGGGACGCAGGGATACGCCAAGTACGACGGCACTGTCATGGGGCCGGCGCTCGAGCGCGTCGTCGCGGTGCCGTACGCGCCTGGCGCCATCGCGGGGCCGGGATTCCGCTACGCCGAACAGTTGACGATGGTGCTCGCCGGCCTCCCGACGCAGAACGTGCTCTGTCTCGGCACGACGCTGATCGGCTTCATCAACTACCTGCTGCTCGCCTACCCGAACGCGACCTACACGAACTGGGTCGATGTCTCGAGCTTCGGAACGAGCACGGTCATCACCGGCCTCCAGTCCGGCACCGTCCTGACCGGCATCCTCGCACCGCCTCAGATCATCACCGACGCCGCCTTCACGGTCCAGCAGTACGACCAGTTCCGGCGCGCGATCGTCAACGCGCACTCGGCAGCGGTCCAGATCGTCCCCGGCGATCCGACGCACCCAGTCGATGCGGTGTTCGGGTTCAACAACAACAACTACGCGATCCACGATTGCGTCTGCTGGAGCTATTACAACGGCAGCACCACGGGAGCGATCATCCCTCTTGAGGGTCACTGGGTCAGGTCGAACGGCGGCGGCACGATCTACGGTCGCATTCTCAACATTCCGGCGCCGCTGACCGGCGACTGGACGCGCGGCACGGCGTCGGGATTCCTCGTGATCTACGACCAGCCGGCCGGTTCTCCGCGTCCGGCGCTGAATGCGCTGCTCGACCTCTGGAACGCGCGGAACGTCGGCCCCGTGGCGTCCGGGTTCTGCCAGTTCCTCGGTGACGCGCCGACCACGGTCACGCGCGCGCTGCTCTACAAGACGAGCGATCAGGCGATCGCGACCAAATCGACGAACCAGCCGCCGAACCCGTGGACGAGCGTTTCGACGACGGACAACCCGACCGCGCCTTCGACGGTGCCGCGCTCGTGGACGCGACCGCGCCTGACGCGGGAGATGCAGTATTGCCAGAAGTTCCAGACGCGCACGCCTGGGTCAGGTTTCGCGCCCGTTGGATCGTCGGCGTTCTCGGTCTACGAGTACACGCGGCAAGGGCTGACGCAGAACCTCGCCGCGCTCTCGCCGATCACCGCGCCGGAGAAGTTCCCGACGATCTCGGACACGCCGTCGCCGGGCGGCTGGGTCAATCCGAACAACATCTTCCTCGACGACGCGGCGTACGCGACCTACGTCGGCGGCGGCGCGAATCTCCAGTCCGCCTACCTCGCCGGCAGCGGGTTCGACTTCTCGTTCCTTCCGCCGGGCTCGGTCATCACCGGTATTTCGGTCCGTATCAAGGGCTTTTCCTCGCTCGCTGGCGTGGACTGGCTCTCCAGCATCCAGTTGATGATCCCGGACCCCAACTCGGCGACGGGATTCCACCTTTCCGCGATCGACAAGGGAACCGGCACCTACCAGACGCAGACGGGACTCCCCGGCGTCGATACGTCGCTTTCGTTCGGTGGCGCAAACGACCTCTGGGGCGAAGTCATCACGCCCGCGATGCTGCAAAGCTCGTTGTTCGGATTCCGGGTTCGAATCTCGCGGCCGGGTGGCGCGCCAACGTATTCGCTGAACTGCTTCACGATCACCGTGACGTATGTTCCTCCGTCGCGGACGGTCTACGTCAGGAATGCGACCAACGCAGCGCCGACAGATATCGCTATCACCGTCCTCCACTACTCGATCGACGCGGGCTCGTTCACCGACGTTTCCAATCCTGCGGTCGGCTTCCTTTCATTCTGGGGTCCGAACACGGGCAACAACTCGCAGGACGAAGCAGATTCGACCAACGCGGGCATGACGCGCGTCATCGGTCCCGGCGAGGAGCTATGGACCGGCCCAGGTGGCACCGGGACGCTGCTCGGCTACACGAACTCGAACCACACGCCGGTCTCGTTCCCGGCCGGCGTGCAGCTCCAGAACTACGCATCGCGCTACAACGTGATCGACGCGCAGTTCTTCGACGATCCAGACGCGCGCGCGGCCTTCATCGTGAACGGCGTCGAGCAATGCGTCATGTTCGACGGCACCTACACGATCAAGGCGCGCACGGGGCGCCCGCTCAACTACGACAACCCGCGCCATGTTGCCGCGCACCTCGGCTACCTGCACCTCGGCTTTGCCTCCGGCGCCGTCGTCAACTGCGGCACGAACCGGCCGCTCAGCGTCATCGGCGCGCCTGGGTCGAACACGGTGCAGTTCGGGGAGCCGATCACCGGCCTTCTGACGCTCAACGGGCAGACGCTCGGCGTCTGGACCGACCGCACGACGCGCGGCCTACAGGGCGCAAGCCCTGACCCTGCGCTCGGCGGGTACACACCGATCATGATCTCGCCCGCGATCGGCTGCATCGAGAACACGCTGGTGAACCTCGTCGGGCAGCCCGTCTGGTGCTCGTACCGCGGCGTCGAGACGGCGCAGACGGTCGTTGCGTACGGCGATTTCGAGACGGTGCCGCTTTCCGCCGCCGCGACGCCGTGGCTTCAGGAGCGCCTTCAGGCCGATACGCGCATCTCGACGATGCCGTGCCGCCCCCTGTTCGCGGTCGGCAAGCGCAACAAACGCCAGTACTGCGTTTTCTTCGAGGACGGCTACGTCTACACGCAAACCTTGTTCGACGCCGGGGACGAGCCGTGGGGCACGATCCAGTGTCTTGGCCGGCCGATCGCGGCGGCGACGTTCCCCGACTACGGCATCCAGACGTACCTTCGCGCCGTGGTCCGCCACGTCTACCAGGCGGTGCGGACGGACGGTAAGGAAGAGATTCTTGCGACGTTCGAGAACCTCAACGTCACCGTCATCGGCACGAACTTCGCCTATTACCCGTACGTTGTCCAGCTCGACGTGGGCGGGGCGTTCGACATCGCACTGGACATTCCGCGGTGGGTCGATTTCAACGCGATCTATCCCGGCAACCCGATGCAGACCTTCAAGTGGTCCACGGCGACGGTCTGGGTGAACGCGCTGACCGGAACCCAGTTCCGCTTCTACTCGCTCGTGAACTTCGACGGCCCGATCATCGCCGACCCGACCGTCACGACCGACCCGAACGTCTACACGACGCGCGCCAGCGTGCCGATCACCAGCATCGGCGGCGTGGATCGCGCTTACCTGCCGTCCCCGCAGACGACCCTCCGCTTTGATGTGCCCGCCTCGGGGCGTATGCTTCGCGTCCGGGTGGATGCGAATCAGGACATCGACTCGACGGTATCGCTGGAAATCCCGCGGATCACCCACCTCGGCTTCATTACCGAGCCCGAGGGGCTCGATCGGACCTGACCCATGGCCGTAACGCCTCCGATTTCCCAGTTCCAGCCGAACCCGAACCCGTACGGCAACATCTCGACGACGACGCGCGGAGCTTCGCTCCTCGGCGTCGATCCGAACATGCTAACCAGCACCCGGCTCGATGCGTTGCTCCGCTCGGACAATCCGATCGTGCGGCGCGCGAATGACCGCGCCACGTCCTACGCGCTGGCGCGCGGCGGCGGGCTCGACTCCGGCTCGATGGCCTACAACGCCGAGCTCGGCGCCATGGACGCGCTGACCCCGATCGCGAGCGAAGAAGCCGGTATGTACGGCAACATCGCGCGCGCGAATCAGGATGCGCTGAACCAGGAAAACATCGAGCGCATGGGCAACCAGACGCAGCTCGCGATCGCGCGTGGCAACCAGTCGGTCGAGCGCGGCCGGAATGCCGAGCTCGCGCGCGAGTTCGACATCGGCCAGCAGAATCGGCTCCAGCAACGCGAATGGGATCTGGCGGACCAAGACACACAGGCCCGCGCCAGCGCGCGGAGCCAGTTCTTCAATCAGGCCTTCGGCGCGATCTTCTCCGACCCGAGCTACTGGCGCGACCCGCAGGGCGCGATGGGCATGCTCTCGGAGTACGGCACGAACTTCGATTCGTGGTTCGCGAACAACTTCCCCGAGTACTTCAGCGGCGGCGAGAACAACACCCCGGCGCCTCCGACGCCGTATCAGGGAGGGCGCTGAGCCATGCGTCCATTCAAGGGTCCGAAGCATCAGGGCGGTTGGATCGGCATCGCCGCCGCGGTCGTTGGCGGCATGGCCTCGTCCGCCGCCAAGCAGTCGAGCGACAACCGGAAGAACAAGCAGGACTACGCGAACTCGTCTGATCTCTCGACTCTCAACTTCGAGCAGAACAAGTGGCTCCAGGAAGAGAGCCACAAGTGGAACCTCGAGGACTACCAGCGCCAGCAGAACTACAAGGAAGACGCGATTGCTGGGTTCCGCCAGTACGCGGGTCCGAACTACGCCGATCCGAAGGGCCAGTGGCAGGCGCCGCCCCCGCGCACCGACACGACCGCCGATCAGCAGTACCTCGCGCCCGTGGACGTGAACGGTAATCCGTACATCATCGACCCGCGCACCGGAAAGCCGCAGCTCGGCGCCGACGCCACGCCGGGCACGCTTCGCCAGTTCCAAGGAGCCGCATGATGGCGACCCTCCAGCAGTTCAGCGACGACGATCAGGACGAGGGCGCCAATCCGACTGCGCCGAGCGACAACGGCGCCGACGAGCAGGACGATTCCAAGCTCGACGGCGGCAATCCCGCGCACGCGATCGGCTGGATTCCGTCGAACGCGAGCCCGAAGGTCAAGACGTTCCTCCTCGCGGCCAAGCAGTTCCTCATCAACTCGCCTGGCGCATCCGATCGGCTGAAGAAGCTTCTCGGAAGCTCCAAGGATCACGTCACCGCGCTCGCGATGCTGGTCGGGCACACGATCCAGTCGCTCGAGCAGAAGCTGGGACCGCTCAGCGATCCCGAGCAGCAGCAGGTTTCGATGGTGATCACGGGCTGGCTCGTGTCGAGCCTTCAGGCGCTTGGCATGCCGGGCCTCGACACGCCGCAGGGGCGCCACGACCTGATGGGCCGCGTGCTCCAGAAGCTCGACGCGATGTCGTCCGGCCAGGGCCAGCCGCCCGCAGAGGGCACGCTGCCACAGATGCAGCCGGGCGGCGACGAGGCCGAGCCCGTGGACAACCCGGCCGAAGAACAGCAGGAGGGCGCCTAAATGGGGTTCGACTTTGGAGAAGCCCTCGCGAGCGGCGTAGCGGCCGGAGCGAACGAGTACGCGCGTCAGGAGCAGGAAGCGAGCGACGACGAGCGTTGGCTGAAGCGCCAGCAGGCGATGCAGAAGATCGAGGCCGAGAACCGGCAGGCGACCGAGCGTTACCTGATGGGCCTGAAGCCGCCCGAGACGCGCAAGCTCAACGTCACCGGCGCGGACGGGAAGCCGATGGTGCAGCAGCAGGAGTGGAAGCTGACCGGCGACAAGGGCGATTGGCAGAACGTCGGCGACGCTACGCCGGACATCAATTTCGAGCGCCTTGCCGAGACCCAGAAGAACAACGAGGAGCGCAACCGCCTGACCGGCGACCGCAACGCGGCGCTGGCCGACGTCGCTGCGGCGCGCATCGACATGGCGCGCGAGCGACTATCCGCAGAGCAGGCGCGCAAGCAGGGCCGCACCGAGGAGCCGAAGGCCTACACGACGACTGATCCGAAGACGGGCAAGCCGGTGCAGGTCTACGGCTGGTTCGACTCGGACGGCAAGTTCACGCCGGCCAGGGATGCCAGCGGAAACCCGCTCGGCGGCGATAAGTTCCGCCCAAGCGTGTTCCAGGAGAAGAACGACGCCAAGCAGGCGCAGGTGGACTCGATCAAGGGCACGCTCTCGCAGTTCGCGAGCGCGATCGGCCTCACGCAGGCCGCCGACGCGCTGCCGACGATGAAAGCCGGCTCCGGCCAACCTGCCGCGCAGCCGCAACCCGCCGCTGCGCCGAAGCCGGCGAAGCAGGGGCACGGCCGCGTCGTCCGCACCGGCACGAACGCGCAGGGTCAGCGCGTCGCGCAGTACGAGGACGGCTACGTCGGGCCGCTGCAATGAACTGTCAGGAGCGCTCTTTTATCCTGTACGCGAACATCGTCGGGATGGCGCACCACCCGCGCGTCGAGCCGTCCGACGTGATGCCTCCGCACCGCGCGGCCGGGCGCACGCTGGAGTACATGGACGAGTTCCGGCGCACGTTCGGGAAGTGCGATGATCCGCGCTGCCGCCATTGCGCGAACGGATGATCCATGACGGACCTGAACGGCATCCGCTGGGACGACGAGGCACCTCCCGCCGCTCCCGCTGATTCGTCGATCGCATGGGACGACGAGGTGCAGTCTGGCCCGCCGCGCGCCGCCGACTTCTCGAACGTCGAGGCCGGCGCCCGGCAGAACATGCACCCCGACATTGGCACGCTCGGCCGCTGGCAGTCGATGCAGCCGACCGAGGCCGACATGGCCGCGACCGAGCAGCGCGTCAACCGGCCGCTGTTCGACGTGGATGCCGCGCGCTCCGGCGTGCAGGGCATCGGAGAGGACTACCAGTACCCGCAGGAGTACGACGAGAACGGCCAGCCGAAGGCGCGCGTCGGCGCGACCGAGGGATTTATCCGCCAGTCACTCGCCAAGCTCGGCGAGTTCGGGGAGATGGCATCGAAGCTGACGCCGGCCGGCGCGATCGAGTACGCAGCCGCCAGCGTGACGGGGAAGCAGACGCCGGGCGCCGAGGCGGTCGAAGCCATCAAGTTCCACCCCGAGACCGAGCAGTACACGGGCGCTCGCGCCGAGGCGGTCAGCGAGTTCGGCTCCGAGATGGTCGCGAACTTCATGCCGCTCGAGGGCACCGTCGCGGCCGGAGCCAAGGTGTTCCGGTTCCTCGGAGCCGAGAAGCGCGCCGCTGAGGCCGCGCACGATGCCGCCCTTCTTGGTGAGGCGGGCCCGGCCGCGCAGGGCGCCGCTACCGCGAACGAGATCACCGCGCAGGCGATGGAGCGCCGGCCCCCGAAGGCGCCGGGCGAGATGGACATCACGCCGGAGATGCGCGTTCCTGCCGAGGAGGCGCCGAATGGTCCCGTTCCTGTTCCCGATGCCACGCTGGACCGAGCCGCCGCCGAAGCCGCCCCCGGGGAAGCCGCTCAGCTACCTTCTGGAGTCGCACCCGAGCGTGGCCCCGCGCCCGCGCCAGAAGAACGGCCGCCCGGTGGACCCGACCTCGGCATGGCGGCGCCGCAACCGGCTCCTGAGCCCCTCTACCACGCCTCCCTGAGCCCCGACATCGAGCAGTTCGACCTCGCGCGTTCCGGCTCGCAGAGCGACCACGGCGTGCTCGGGCAGGGCATCTACTTCCGCGGCGACGAGAAAACGGCGCCGTACTACCTCGGGCCCAAGAAGGATCAGGGGACGCTCTATCGGCTCGAGCACTCGATGGAGAACCCGAAGGAGTTCGATTCCCCGCAGGCCGCGATCGAGTGGCAGGGCGAGCGTGGCACCGATTCGCCGGAAGCCGCCGCGCGCATCCGCCAGAAGTACGAAGCGGCCGGGCACGATGGCGTGATCATCCGCAACCCGCAGACGGGTAAGATTCTGGAAGCGGCCGTGTTCGACCCCGCCAAGGTCCGCGTCGCCGAGAAGCGCCCCATCAAGCAGCAGGCGCCGAGCGCGCCGTCAAGCAAACCCTCGGCTTTTGAGAGAGGCGTGAATGCGGGATTTCCGAACGCCAAGCCGACGTCCAATCTCGGCGAAGCTGATTCCCTGCTTTCTCAGCGTTATAGCAGCCTCGATGTCCCATCGCGGACGCTTGTGCTCAAGAGAGTGCGCACGCTGGCTGAGAACGATGAGATTTTCGATTCGATTGTCTCTAGGGTTCCCGTTGATGTGATGAACTTGCTCGGACGGGAGAAGCTCCCGGCCAAGATGACGGCTCATGATAAGGCGATGTTCTTGGACTCGCTTTCCTCCAACCGTGGTGTCGACGTACCAGCCCCGGTTATGGATCGCGTAGTACGCGCGACGGCAGATGCGATCGCAGAACGAAATCTTGCGAATGGCGGACGGTCGGCGAAAGCTGATCTTTCCGCAATGAAGGCAGGTAATCGTGGCGCCGGAGAAGTTGGGACGCTCGGTGAGTCTGGTGCGGTTCATAAGACGCCTTCATCCAAAGAGGAGTCGTATAATGCCGGCACAGTATACCAAGATCAGGGACCGACTGGAGTCGAGCGGGAAGTCCCCGCAGGCGGCGAAGTCGGAAGCGGCGGCGATCTTCAACAAGCGCGCGAAGCAGCAGGGAACGCCGTTCCTGAACAGCTACGTGCAGCGCGAGAAGCGCGGGGGAACGCTGAAGCAGTTCCAGAGCTGACCGGCGTCAAGCACGCCAAGGTCGCGGAGGAGCGCGCGGCGAAGGGGCTCGACGAGCTTCACTACGAGGGCCAGCGCCGCTTCGGCGACTCGTGGGCGAGCGCGCGCGAGCGCCTGACGGCCGATCCGAACGCCGGCCGCACGCTGGCTCGCTCGATCGCCGAGAAGCCGCGTCCGCTCTCGGCCGAGGAGACGGCGACGCTGGTTCAGGACCGCGCGCGCATCAACAACGAGCATCGCGCCGCCTACGCCGACGCTGCCGACGCGATGGAACGCGGCGACGTGAACGCCGAGGCGGACGCGCGGGCTAGGATCAAAGACCTTCAGGAGCAGCTCGAGCACAACGACAAGGCCTCCAAGGCATCCGGCTACGAGCAGGGATTCGGCCTTGCGGCGCGGCGCATGCTGTCGCGTCCCGACTACACGCTGGCCGAGATTCGCCTGCGCGACAAGGTGGCGCGCGGCGCCGAGACGCCGAAGAAGATGGATGCGCGCTACGAGGAACTGGCGAGGCGCATCGAGGAGAAGGACCGCCAGATCGCCGAACTCCAGCACGCCGAGGCGCACGTCAAGCGCGAGCCCGTAGCGCGCGAGACGGCGCGCAAGGCCGATCGCGAGTTCGAGGACATCAAGGCGAAGCTGAAGAAGCTCGCGACGCACATCATCTGCGAGACCTGACGCCGTGGCCAACTGCAAGCCGACTCCAGAAGCCGAAGACCTGATCCGCCGCCTCGTGCGCTCGCGGATCAAGGCCGGTATTCGCGATCCCGATGCGCTCGTGGACGTTGTTCATGGTGCGATCGGCGAGCATTCGGACCTCTGGAAGTCGGAAATCTCTGACATCGTGCGGAACGAGGCGACCGCCTCACGACCGGACCTGAAGCGTCAGGCGCAGCTTCGCGCGAACATGGAAGACCTTCGCGGCGTCAAGGCCGAGGTCGAGCGCCGGACCGGCGTCGAAGGCATGGCCGCGCGCCCGAAGAAGGAAGGGCCGGCGTTCCAGTACAGCCCCGAGACGCAGAAGCTCATGGAGGAGCGGGACGCGCTCCGTGCCGAGGTCGATACGGCGATCCAGCGCGCCGAATACGCGAACCAGACGCCCATCGCCCGCGCCGCCGACTGGCTCCTCGCGACGCGCCGCGCGATTCTCCTCTCCGGCACGCACACGATCGGCAAGCTCGGCTCGGCCGCGCTGACCCGCATCGCGACGACGCCGATCGAGGAGGCGGCCGGCGAACTCTACCGACACCTGCCCGTCCTCCGCACGATCGCCAAGCAGGCGCCGCGCGAGGGCGGCGGATTCAGCCGCGCTGCGGAGCGCGAGGCGATCGGAAAGACCTTCTCGAAGGACACCCTCAAGGAGATGGGCGAGGTGATCCGCACCGGCCACGTAGGCCGCACGGCCAAGTTCAAGGCTGAGCACTTCTCGCCGAACGAGTGGCAGGAGGTTCCTGGTCGCATCCACGCCGCCCTCAAGAAGCCGGCCGAGCGCAACGAGTATTTCCGCTCTCTCATCGTCCGCGGCGAGCACGCGCGCAAAGACCTGAAGGCCAAGGGCTTCAGTGATGCCGAGATCGAGCGCACGATGAACGATCCGGTGACGCAGCTTGCGCTCCAGACGCAGGCCTTCGCCGACTCGCAACGCGCGATCCTGATGGCCCCGAACATGGGCGCGGAGATGGTGCGCGCGCTCATCAACACCGCCAAGCGTCAGAAGGGCGCGAGCGCGGGCGCTGGGCAGGTGCTTGGGCGCGTCCTCGAATACGAGATGCCGATCGTCCGCGTCCCCTTCAACATCGCCAAGGAGATCGGCCAGTACAGCCTCGGTCACGTCGTCGCCGGCCTCCGCATCGGCGCGGCTCTGATCGGCCGTCGCCTCTCCAAGCTCCACCCCGACGAGGCCGACGCGATCATGCGTAACCTCAAGAAGGGCACGATCGGCTCTATTATGTTTACTGCCGGGTACATGAATCCCGATCTCGTCGGCGGCTACTACCAGCGGGGCGACGAAAAGACGGACCAGTACGCCAGGCTCGGCACGGTGACGATCCCGGAGAAGGTTCCGCTGATCGGCGGCGTCCAGATCCCGAAGTACCTCGTCCACGCCCCGATCATGGAGATGCTCCAGGTCGGCGCGACCTTCCGGCGCGTCTCTGACGGCATCCTGACGAAGAAGGGCGTGCCCCGGAAAGGCACCGGCACCTACGAGGCGGGTGCGATGGCGGCTCTCAAGGGCGTCACCGAGAACCTTCCCCTGTTCGAGCTGCCTCGCCAGTACGACGAGCTGACCAAGCACCCGAGTGTCCTCGTCGGCTCCGAGATCGCGAGTTTCGTTCCGCCAGACGTGGCGCGTGCGGCGAAGGAAGGCGTCAAAATCCCCTTCGGCCCGACACTCTACGAAGGCGACACGCGCGGCGGCGAGCCGATCCGCCGCAAGCCCGCGAACTTCGTCGAGGCGCTCGAGGCGCCGATCCCGGAACTTCGCAAGCGCATCCCCGAGGGAGCGCACTGAGCGTAGGATACCGAACATGGCGATCAACCCATTCCTGAAACCCCTCTCCGATGCGAGGACGAGTGCTATGGCAATGCCCGAGCTTCAGAACCTCCGCACGCCGGTCTCGATCGGCGCGCAGGCCATCCAGCGTTTTCTCGGCAACCGCGGCGGCTACCAGACGGGCCAGCCCGGACCCGTGCAGTCGATGCCGGTGAACGGCGTGCCGATGGGCACCGACGACAACGGCAACGCAGCGGCGCGGAACCTGATGGCCCAGCCCAACCCGAACGGCGGCGGCATGGGCGCACTTGGCACCGCATTCGGCTCCTACGGGCCAGAGGGCGGCGGGAGCCAGCTCGACCAGGTTTCGGACCTGACGCGCGGCCCCACGCAGCAGACGGCAGCAGGCGGCGTCCTAGGCACCGTCCAGCCGGTGGACTGGGGCTCCTACTTCCGCCAGCGCATGGGACCGCCTACCGGCGCCCGCGCGCCGCGCTCGCCGCTCCTGATGCGGCAGGCGCGCATGGACTATCAGGGGCAGTAGGGTGAGCTGGCTCACCGAAGGCCCACTGTCCCGCGTCGGCGGCGACTCCAACGTCGCGCGCGGCGCGCGCCTCGGCTCAGCGGCTGGCCCGGTCGGCATGGCGCTGGGTGCGCTCGGCGGCTGGCTCATGGATCGCCATCAGGCGAACCAGCGGCAGGAAATGCAGCAGGGACTCAACCAGACGCTCGACCGCGACATCAGCGACACGCAGGGCCGCATCTGGGGCGACAACGGCGGTGGCACGCTCGGCCAGTTCCAGCCTGACGACATGGGGCCACCCGAGAACCTCGCCGGAGAGGATCAGACTGGCGCCGGGCCGCCGGCGCCAGAGGACCGGCCGCACAACCCGCAGGAGCGCCGCGACGCCGCGCAGTCGGGTTACGGGCCGGGGGGCAAGTTCGCCGGCACGCCGTTCAACGGCACGGTGACCAACTTCATGGTCGGAGGGTCTCCGGTGATCCTTGGGAGTGGAGACCCGAACGGCCGATACCGAAACCGTGGCCGCGACTACGGCGGTTGATCTAAGGCCAGTACCATCGGTGCGCCGTGAACCGCCACGGGCCGACGTGCAAACACAGGAATCGCTCAATCAACGGACCCCAAGACCCGGGTGGGATTCGATACGATTTCCAGAACAAGTT